GGCATGTAATCCTTAACTTCTTTGGTTACCTCATCATCACCAACCATAAAATAATCTTCATCATTTTTAGTGATCATAAAGTAACTAGATGGTTTAATTGCTCGGGCTTCAACAATTAAAGGAGTGTCAGCAGTCCCACTATTTACAACTGAAACTTGGTCTGAAATCGCAGTATTTTTATATCCTGTTACTGAATATTTGTAAGGGTCTGTTAGTACTACTTTGATAGTGAACTTAACAGGTATTGCAAATTCTTTGTGCAGCTTTATTGGTCCTTCAAAATAAGCGTTCCAGTACCAATCTTTAGATTTGAATTGTAATTTAACTTGTTCCTCGTAGTTAAAAAACTTTACTAATTCATTCAAGACGTCATCATGTGTTTTAAAGCCGTTGTGAGATAAATAGTCATTACGTACCACCAAAGGTATATCAAAACTATAAGATTCAAGCCTACGCCCTTTATATATAGACCCCGAACGTCCATCTACATTTTCAGTTTTTAAAACATAATTAAAAGAGGGTATTTCAAACCCTCTTTCGACATACAACCAAGGAATTGTTTTGTTGTTCACTTTAATAGTGTCTATCATTGAATAGCAATTCCTCCTTTTCTAAACTTTACTTTTGTTGATTCTTGCCTTTCTCGCTTTTCTATAGACGCGTTCACCTTTTTATCAAAAGCGTATTCGTCAATAATCGGCTGATAATCTTTATCTGCAATCACATCGTTGGATTGCGCTATTTTCAGTAATAAAGCTATTTGTTGTTGCTGTTGTTCAATCATTTTCAATAATAAGCTTGGGTCATCAAACCCATTTACACTAGACAATTGACTAGGACGCTTATTTTTACTCGCTTTTCTCCCTCTTACTTCTGCTGCTGCATAATGCAACATCTTCATTGCATCATTTCTACGAGCTGGATCTGTTGGAATAATCCATTCTGGATGACCGTCTTCACCTAAGTTATACCAACCATCAAAAACTTTTCCACCTGTAGCATATGCGTAATCACCAGCACGCTTAAATCCATCCCAACCGTAGCGTCTAACAATGTACTGCATTGCTGAAATACCTTGATGAACCGGATTATTAAAGTTAGTATATCCACGTTTAGCGTTTGCTCTAAAAGTTGAGCCGATGATTTGGAATAATCCTCTTGATGGGTCTCCTCTTTGAGCATTAATATCCCAATTATTCACTGCATTTGATTGATAGTTACTTTCACGCTTTGCAACTCGCATCATCTGGTCATGAATCCACTTACCTTTATAACGTCCTCCTAAAATACTTTGCGCTTGACGGATTACTCGGCTTGCATAAGTTGCACCACTTCCAGAAGTAGCACCACCGCCACCAATTGATAACCTACCTTTTTTCTTTGCATTTCTTAAATATGGTTCAGGGTCAAAGTGACGTCCATTTCTTCTCATTTCAAAATGTAAGTGTGGTCCTGTACTAAATCCGGTATTACCAGTTAAACCAACAACATCGCCGGGCTTTACCATCGTGCCACTAGGTGGTGATTTGCTAAAGTTTTTCAAATGCGCAAATAGCATATCGATAACTCCACTAGTAATTTTTACATAATTACCATAACCACCAGACATAAATGGCATTCTTGTAAGTCTGCCACCCATCGGCGTTCTAACTTCTTGATATACAAATGGAAAATCGACACCTTCATGAAATGGTCTTCCAGTTGCAGCTGTATAAGCTCCGGTACGTCCATAATGATAATTAATTTTATCAGGGTCTAATATTCCGCCGACTAAATCGCCACCGCCCATTGCTTCTAAATTCTCTTTTATCCAATCAGTAGCACTTTTCTTAATCTTAGACCATGCAGCTTTTGTTATGTCGCCTGCAATTCCCATACCTTTAGTTAATGAATTGAAATCAATTCCAAAAGCTTCAAGTATATAATTTAAAAGTTTGCCTGGATTTTCCATAAAATCTAAAACATCGCCAACTTTATCGCCAAGCCATTTGGTACCTTTACCTATTTGATCTTTTGTCCAGTTAAATGCCGATGATGCACCGGATTTAATATCTTTCCACATAGTACCTAAGCTAAATCTTGGAAGCGTTCCGTTTAACATTGAATAAGTTTGTGTACCGTTGTATACTTTTGAGCCTTTAGGTAAATAAGCGGTAGTATCTGTATTAGGTGTGATTACACGTTTACCATTAGGGAATTCAATTATTTCATTTCTGAAACCATTCGGACCATTTCCACGTCCTTTATCCCCAACCGTAGCGAACGTATCCCGCGCAATCTTACCGTTCTTAACTAATCTTGTAGTAGTATGTGTGTGTTCTGTACCAGTGTGTAACTTAGGTATTTTATCCATTCCCAGCTTACCACCGACCCAGTTTAAACCTTCAATTAATTTATTAAGTCCTTTTTTAATAGCATCTACCATACCGCCGATATGACTTTTAATTTTGCTGATAATACTTTGTAAGCCGTCACGCATATTTGTAAAAATTCCACGCACTTTACTCCATAAACGACTTGCAATTCCAACCGTATTATCTTTAATGGAATTCCAAATATTTGCCATCCAATTTCTTAGATTACTAAAAATATCTTTTGTCGCATTCCACAAACTAGTGAATTTTGATTTCACACCACTAAATAATGACTGTGCTTTTCCTATCGTATTCGTACGGATACTACTCCATGTGTTAGATAACCAATTTTTCATATTCGTGAAAATTGATTTGACACTATTAAATAAGAATCCAAAAATACTTTTTGTCGCATTCCAAATTGCTGATAAAGATTTACTGAATATACTTTTTATTACGTCCCAAATACCTGTTATTAATCCTTTTAGCAATCCGCCAAAGTACCTAACAACGCCAAGTATTTTGCCTACAAACCATAATTGAATTAAATTCCATATTAATTGAACGACTCCTTTAAGAATCATAATAATCGCGTCCCAAACTCCTCGCCAATCTCCAGTAAATAAACTTGAGAAGAACTTAATTAAACCTAGTATGATATTTAAAGTTCCTTGTATCACACCTTTTATATTCTCCCAAGTACTGACAATCAAGGCTTTAACCGCCGGCCAAATAAATTGCATCACTTGCCAGATTGCAAACATTATTGGTTTAATTACAAAATTTAAGATAAATTCAAATATAACTTTGATAAAATTGCATATATTTTGAAGCGCTTGAACAATAGAAATTCCGTTTTCATTAAAGAATCCATTAATTTGACTCCAAATATCTTTAGCGAAATCAACGATTGCTGAAACCGCTTGTTTAAAGACGTTTTTAACGGAATCAATGAAAGGTTGAATAAATTGAATAAAATTACTAAATATTTGTTTAACACTTTCAATTGCATCATTAACAAAATTTCTAAATGTTTCAGATTTCTTATAAGCAATTGTAAATGCGACTGCTAGGCCAGCTAAAACACCTAATACAATGCCAATTGGACCAGTTAAAGCTGTGAAGACAGTTCCTAATATAGGTACTTTAGTCGATAAAAAACTAATTAATCCATCAGCCTTTGCAATACCAGCTAATAGTGGGGCTAATACAGTTACTGCATTACCAATTGTGCTTATAAATGCACCTAACCCAAAAACTACAGGACCAATTGCAGCAGCAATACCACCGAAAATAACAATTGATCTTTTAGAACCATCACTTAAATTCGAAAACCAATCGACAGCGACTGATAGCTTTTTTATTAATTCTTCCATGACTGGAGCAAACGCACTTTCAATAGAAGCCCATACATCAGCACCTACTAATTTTAATTTATTCATTGCTACTTTAAATCTTTCGGAGCCACTTTCAGAATCTTTAAATGTTTGGTTTACTGTGCCTTGGGAATCTTCAATAGTTTTTAAAAATTCTTGATAACTAAAGCGACCACCTTTAATAGCGTCTGCTAAATCAGGACCTGCCTTTGCACCAAATGCTTCAATCGCTAAAATAGTTGCGCTAGCTATATCCGGCGTCTTTTCAATTTCTGCTAATGTCTTCTTAAATTCTTCTCTTGGGTTTTTACCAGCTTTACCCCAATTTGATATAGCTTTTTTCAAACCACTGAATGCTATTTCAGTATTAACGCCTGACTTTTCCCATTGAGAGAATAAAGCAATTGATTCTTTCATCTCAAAGCCCATAGCTCTCATTGGAGCGCCGTATTTAGTAATACTATCAGCTAATGTGTCAACACTTATCCCACTAGCTTGCGCCGCTTTTGCTACCATATCCAAAACACTTTGATATTCACTTGCTTCGATACCTGCATCGCCCATTGCACGGGTAATTAACTGTACGGCTTGCACACCGTCAGAACCTGTTATATGACTGAATTTCAAGAATGACTCTGTGGCATTTTCAAGTTCTTTACCTGTAAAACCTAATCTTGTATTAACTTCTCCTAAAACTCCACCAACAGTTTCAGCATCTGCTGGAAAATTGCCATAAACATCTTTAAATGAGTTCTGCAATTTTTTTAATTCACTGCCTGTTGCGCCTGTTGCTTGAGTAACAGTATCTAAACCTTTATCAACTTCTGCAAAAGCTTTTCCTGATGCTGCTGCGATACCTAAAACAGGTGCAGTTACACCAATCATCATGCCTTTACCAATGGATTTTAAACCATCACCCATTTTTGTTAATTTAGGTCCCATACTTTCAAAAACTTTACTGGTTTTTCCCCAGCCACTTTCTGCCATTCTTTGAGCTTCAACTTGAGCTTTTTTGAACTCTTCAAATTCGGCTGATGTTTTTTGTAATTCTCTTTCTAAATAATTCAGTTCATTTGCTTGTTTGTTATATTCTTGTCGTAACTTTTGAGCTCCTGCACTGTTTTCGCCCTGTTCTTGAGATACCTTGTCATATTGCTTAGCTAAATCATCAACGTTTTTCTTATAACCTGTGATAGTTCCATCAAGTTCTTTAATCCTTTGTTTGTAACTATCAGTTGATTTTTCGGTATATTTGAAGTTGTTGCCTGTTAATTTTAAGTCAGAATTTAAAGTTTTAAAGTTTCGTTTGATTTCTGCAAATGATCTATTTAAATTTGCTGCATCTAAATCCAAACCTATAGATAAACCTTTTATTCTTTCTCCCATTTTTTACCTCCTTTCTAAAAAAGTTCAAAAAAATAACCCTAACCAAACGGTTAAGGTTAAAATGCATCAATTAAAGCCTCTGCTTTTTCTTCAGAAATGTCATTGTTTTTATTTTGATATATGGAAAGCACATAATGAAATGGCATTTTTAAAACTTCGTTAGCGTCTTTACCATTTTCAATTAAGTCCATCATGAGAGTATCCATATTTTTCAACATTGCTTTATATGTTAAATCTTCAGGCTTTATTTCATGTTCTGGATAAAATTTCTAGTTTCCTCAGTTTGTTGACCTTGCGTAATGAAAACCACTTGTTCACGAAGTGCATTCATTCCATCAGGTGCATGCATACGTTCTTTTAGGTCTTTAACTGCGAATTGGTTATCGTAAATTTTTACAACCATATCCATCAATCTGTCAGCGATTTCTCTTGGCTTCATCGTGCTATTTTCGTCCTCAATATCATCGATTAAATCCATTGCTTCGTATACAATTTCAAATGAAATGAAGTGTGGTGTTAAGTACGTTTGTAATTTAATTTCATTTGCTTTTGGATCTTCTACTAATTGAATAATGTTACGTTTTAATTTTGCCATTTTATAATACTCTCCTTATTTTCAAATAAAATAGAGGGGTTGTCCCCTCTTATGCTTCTACATTTATTGTTATAGTGTCACTCATATTACCAACATATGCTTTAACCGTGGCAATACCTTGTGCTTCCGCAGTGACTTGACCATCACTATTGATTGATACAATATTCGTTTGATCTGTTGTGTATTTCAATAACTTACTTTGATTAGATGGCTCTACTACAACATTTAAATCATATGTGTTGCCAACTTTTAGTGTTTTAAAACTATCTGGTATATTAACCGACTTTATCTCAGTTTCCGATGAAGCCGGTTGCGTTACAAAGTTTCGCCGTTATCCTCTGTCACGTTTCCAGTATATTCTTCGCCTAAAATTTTCTTTAAGAAAGCCTCTTCGCCTTTTTCACCATTTCCACTATGATTTGTCATGTTTGCTGAATCAAAGATATATTTACGTACTGACTTTTTATTATCAATTAAAGGGAAAAGTGCCTCACCTTCAACCTCTTCGCTTGAGAAATCCCAATCTTTCTCAGCCGTTTCGCCATCGATTTTAGGATTTGTAAACATGACTTTAGGTAATAAAACCGTTCTAAATGTGCCGTCTCGACGCTCTTGTCTGAACCAAATTGCTACATAGTTGTTTTGTTTACCTTGAGTTTCTTTATAAACACCGTATTCATCATACTCTTCATTGAATACTATTTTGCGAATCTCTTTAGGGAAAGCATGCATTTGTAACGAAATTTTACCTTCTCCGTCTGTGTTCCCTGATTCGATTGGACCACCATCAGCATATGCTGTTTTCAAGTCTCCTCCAGTTTCAACACCGATTTTTTGTAATCCTCTAGTTTTTGTAATATCGCTATATTCTAGCTTTGCGCCTTCTTTTGTTAATTTAGCGAAACCTAAACCAGTAATGTTAAAATACGCTTTCGGCGCACTTGCTTGTTTTACTACCATTTATTATTCCTCCTCGTAAAAAATGCCCTCGTAGACACGAGTGCTTCTATATGTTTTAAATTCTTCTATATATTCAGGTTTTCCGTTGGATACATTTCCCATTTTCAGTTCAGACCATAATAACTTTTGAATACGATTAGATATCTTATTTCTTATGATTCTCGCGTTATACTTTTCGTTAAACTTCACAAATACATCTATTTGTACAATGTAACTATATGCGCGCTCATCTCCGTCAGTATAAGTTGTAGGTATTGGGTCGTCTATATCGTCAATAACTATGAAAGGTACATCCGTATCTTTTACGTTTGGGTATTTATTGAACTTAATATTATTGATATTTACGTGCTCTCTAATAATTCTGTCTTGACTAATCACTTCATGAACTTTGTACAAAATATCAATCACAATTTTTTTAACTCCCTTTTTAGCGTCTCAAAATACTTATTTTGCCCTTGTCTTATTGCTCTATTAACGCCACCCATAGCTTTAGGTTTGATAAATTTACCTGTCCCTTTTTGAACGTGTCCATTTTCAATTAAATGTACGATTTTATAACGGTCTTTAGAACCTCGCCAATGAACAGTAATTGTACGTTTTCCGTTTATCCATTCAGGTTTACTAAAACTTACCTCATTAATTAATGCGCCCGTATCTTTTGATGGCTTTAGTTGTTTTTTTACTTCTTCAACAATTACTTTAGCACCAGCAATTAGCGCCCTATCTTGAACTTTTAACATCGCTTGAGTTCCGAAACGATTTTCTAATTCTCTTTCTAATGCTTTATCACCTATCACTTTCACACTCATGAACTATATCCTCCACGAATCATAATAAAGTCTTTATTATCCAAATCTGGTGATACTTGCTTTATATTCAAACGATTTTTGAAATATCTTGATTCAATTTCAAGATAATGTTCTTCACTGGGTAAATAATCACCTTGCGGATCACGAATATACAATTTAATGTCATTTTGGGTTCCGTTTGAGATAGCTTGTTCTAATTCACGTAACCAGACACCATCAATACTCGCCCAACAGCTATATAATAATTTTTCTTCTTTTTCTCCAGCTTCTGGACCATTATTTTCAGTATACTTATAAAAATGAACACGAGTATTTAAACGTTTAGTTGTAATTCTAGGTTTTTTAAACACTTTCTTCATCTTCTGATACCTCCATTAGAGATAACGAAAAATCTATTATTTCAGGTCTGTAATTATCGTTGAAGTGTTCTAATAAATCTTGATAAGCATATCTAGCGCGTATAAGTATCAATTCTTGACCTATTAAATTCTCTAATTCAAAAACTCCGCACTGATTTTTTATACGCTCGTACGACATTTTTAACAACTGCTTTAAGTACTCATCCTCTGAATTATGGTCAATCTTTTCAAGTGATTTAAATTTGACAAGCAAATCATCAATCGTCATTGTCTTCACCATTCAATAAGTCGACGATTTCACTTTTAACCATTGAACTAGACGCTTTTTTTTGTAATGATTCGCATAGTTCTAATAATTCTTGTTTTGTCAGCTTATCTAAAGGTACGATATAAACTTTGTCGTACTTATTTTTGATTTGATTTGTCAACAATTCAACACGAGGATTGTTATACCCTTCAGCTGGATACAACTCCCCTACTTTGTACTTGTGTTGATTGTGCTCTATGTCTTTAAAAGCTCTAACAACTTTAAATTTCACCATTTTATCACCTCATAAAATTTTATAGTGTTTCTTCGGTACCTTCTAAAGCTGGCTTATGTCCTTTTAAATCTAATTTCCAAACAGCAGCAACTTTATTATCTTTCGCTTTGCCGTAAGCAAATTGTTTTGCAGTGTATAAATCCATATCATCTAACGCAAGTGTTTCTTTAAATTTCTGAACATTAATACCACCAGCTAAATAACCATCATATAAACCTTTAACGTACGTTAAAACCTTACCTGCTTCTTGGACTGTAGACTCGATAACATTCAAATTAAATGGTAAAGCAGTAACATATACGCCATTTGCATTTAAATGTGTATACTGTGCTTGAACCTCAAAAGCATCGGACGGATTAACAACCATTGTTACATTACCTTTAACCGCTACTGATTTACCTTTCTCGTTAGTTGAGTGGTATTTAAACACTTGCGTCAATTCATTAACTGTAGCGCGCGGATTAGCAAATGTAAGCGTACCTTGTTCTTCTTTCTCTGGATAAGCACCCTCAGTTACCGATACACCTTTTTGTACTTGACGGTTTAAGCCGATTGGTTGGTCTTTACCAGTACCTTTTAAGAACGCAGTTTCAAGCGCCACTGCAAATGCTTCTTCGATTTGAACACGAACAAATCTTTCAATCCACGCAGGACCAAAATCATTTAAATCTTTTGGTAAAACAACAAACGCTGTCAATTTATTTTGAATTGCTGTTTCTTCACTGAACGCAGCATCTAATTGACCTTTAATTTCACCATAGATTTTACCCCAAACGGCTACGCCAGAAGTTTCAGATTTTAAGAACTTCAAACGCAAACCAGCGTTTTTAATACCTAAATCAGCTAATAACGGATGATTCGTCGTCAAATCTTCAAAAATTCTATCAATTGTTTCTTCTGGCAAAAGTTTTTCTTCTTTATAGTTAACGTTTTTATTGATATCCATGAAGAAACTTCTTTGGTTTGCACTCAAAGATTGTGCTGATTTAGGTAAACTAGAAACTCTTTCAGCTTCTGCTTTTGCTTGTAATTTAGTTTCTTCAAATAGTTGGTTAATCATGTCACCGTACAATTCATTTTGTCTTTCTTGCGGTTCACCGTTGTTTACTGCATTAATAAATTCGTTTTTCGCATTTGCGAATGTTTCCGATAAATTTATAGTCATTTTATGACCTCCTATTTTTTGTATTAAAAAAGGAATCTTGAAAATCCATTTGCTGATACTTTACTATCTGCAACATCGATTTCTGATTCCTTTTCTTTCATATTTATTTTTTCAATTACTTTATTTGCTATTGCGTCAATATCAATGTTAACCTCTGGCGTTTTACTTACCAAAGCTGTTACACGATTTAATACATCTTTCGATAACACTTGTGTATTGCTTGCTACAATTTGCATATTGTCGTTTTCAAACATTTTACTATCCGCAAAACCTTGTTCAATGGCTTCATCAGCATTTAGCCACGTTTCCCTAGCCATCATTTCTACAAGTTCTTGTTTGTTTTTACCAGCTCTAACCGCATATGCCTCAGCCATTATTTGACCAACATGTTCTAATGTTTCTGCAGCATGATTTAGATCTTTCGCTTCTCCTTGCGCAATACTTGAAGGATTGTGAATCATCATTCTAGCAACCGGACTCATTTCGATGTGGTCACCAGCCATTGCGATAAGCGATGCCGCACTTGCTGCTATTGCTGTGATGCGAACATTCACTTTGCCTTTATGAGCTCTTAAATGTGTATATATTTCACTACCAGCTACTAGGTTACCACCATTTGAGTTAATTATAATATCAACATCTTCATCACTAAATTCTAGTTGTGTTAAAACATCTTTAGGACAAGTCGAATCCATACCAAGCATTTCGTAAACCCATTTATCTTCGTTGGAAACGATGACGCCTTTAATCTCCGCTTTCATCTTCATCACCACCTTTCAAAGTGTTTTCATCTTTTTCTTTTTCATCATTTTCACCACTGTTAGCTTTTTCGTAGTTTTTAGTAATCAGGTATTCGTCTAATTCAGGATTGTCTGATGGTTCTTCACCTAACATAATCCGCACCTCATTCCTTGTAAATGAACCAGAACTTACAAGTTTGTCAATTGCTTCAGCATATTGAAGTGGGTCTTTTTTATTCACACCGACAATTTCTATTCTTGTATCTTTCAAATACATGCTTTGTGTTATGAGTTTCGCGTTTAATTCGTTCTGAATCTTTTTTAATAAAGGTGTTAAACAGAACTTCTCAAATACAAGCGTGTTCTTTTCCAAATCAGCTGTTTCTCCGTAAATCAAACCTGGAGGTATACCAATCATCAACGCAACATTTTTTATTGCATCTCTCATTAGCTCACTCAATTCAGAAAAAGGCATGTTACTATTCTTACCACCATTAGATAATTCCTCATAATCAAAACCTTCTATCAAAGGCGCGATTGCTAGTTGATTTTTATTAAAAGTATTGAATAATTTATTTGTGAACGCTTGTAATTTTTCTATATTCTTTTCGTCATATGCGCTAGAGGCAGATTTCAAAATCCCTCTTATTTGATAGTTTTTTAATTGTGCACCTATCATTCTTCCGAATATTTTCCCGTAATCTTCGAATAGACTTTCTACAAAGTGTGTCACTTTATTGTTGTTGTACTTTAAATATATGACCTCTTGCATTGTGAAAGTACGTTGATAAGTATAATCTTTAACCGTTACATCTTTGAATATATCATCATACAAAGCGTACTCTTCTCTGTAAAAGCTATCTGCGATAAGTAATTCTTTGCTGTCACTTACTACGATTAAAACCTCGTTATCATAAATTAGTTTATATATAACTTGTTGCCAAAAACTATCGCTTGATAAGTCAGTATTTGGTTTTATATTTAACTTGTAGTAAACATCATTCTTTTGAATTCTATTACCTTCCAATACTTTAAAATGACTTTGAGCGACAGCTCGCGCAACAAATTCAATACAACTATCAATCGCTAAACGTTTCACATACGCTTGTTGTGATAGATCTTCTATCATATCTAAATCAAGCATATATGTTATATCTTTCCTAGTTTTAAATATCTTTTCTAGAATACTCATGTCTCACCTCCTCTATTAGAAATCTATACTCATTAATGCATCAAGCGCTTTAGACATGTCTTTGTCTACTATATCGTCTGCTCTATATAATGCGTGAACAAAAGCCATGAACCCATCGGTTTTTCTTCTATTTTCATCTTTTTTAATATATTCTTTATTACCATCGGGTTTAACCTTTACTGCAACATTATTAGTAAACCAACGCATCAAAGGATTGTCTCCATATATTACGTTATGTTTCGCAAACATTGTATCGATACGTGGTGCAAGTAATCCATGTATTGCTTTTGGATTTCTAAGTACTTCAAGTTTTATGCCAGCATCCTCAAACGCACGTCTTACAATATCAGTTCTATAATTATCAGCTATGACTTTTTCAAGCCCATATTTTTCTCTAGCCTTTAAAAACCAATCAACTATATATTCAATTTCAATGACATCATCATCGACAATGGTCAATAATCCCATTTTTTCCCATTCTTTAATAGGAGGTTCTAATTTGACATCATCCAAAAACCCTTGTCTTACAAACGAATGTCCTAACCAAATGTAATCATCGTTTTTTCGGAATAATAGCCCTACACTTGCAAAATCTCGAATGTTTGCAAAGTCTAAACCACCAATACACATTTGATTATCTAAATTTGGTATCTCTCTATTAGTCGCTAGTATTTCTTTCCATGGTGCTATTACTTTTTCAAGGTCAACTTCAGGCAAATTCATTCGCTTAGTCATGAATTCGGGCTTATTTGAACGGTTGAATGGTAAATCGTTATATTCTTCTTCAATCGTACTTAGCAGTGTTTTAGCGTATTCTGATAACGGTTTATGTAACATTGGGTTCGCCTTTTCCCACGTCTGTCTGTCATCAACTTCTTTTGGATCGTCTAACTTACAATAAAAAGCAAACAATCTACTATTTTTAACCTTGCCACTTAATACACTTGCAATTTTGTGCTTCATTGCATCGATATAACCCTCTCTAACAAAACCATCAGTACTTATATAAAACGTTCTTCTATTTTTCTTTTTACCTAATCCACCACGTTTGACGTTTACCATTTCAGGACCAAAGAAATAATGAATTTCATCAAAAATAACACACCCCTCACGTCCACCGTCTTTGGTTTTTGTGTTTGATGTGTTATATCGAATAACCGATTTAGTTGCACGGTTTATTATTTTTGCTTTACTAACTTCATAAGGAGCTTTTGGCGTTTTACCCGTCTTATTTCGTTTGTTATCCATTAAAACGGTTCTGATTTCATCAAACGATGTTTTTGCTTGATCTTCACTATTAGCAACAATGGAGATGTGATATTCTTTAACTCCGTGTAAGGGCGTAGAAAGAAAATCACTAATAGCACTTATTAGACCGTTTTTCCCGCCTCCACGTCCCATGAAAATAGCAAATTCTGTAAAGAAAGCTTCATCTGTATTTTTATCTATAAGAAATATATTAGCTATGATAAACCTTTGAAATGGTAATGTTGGAAAATACCATTTTTCAATAAATTTGATACAATCCTCGATTTTCTGTTCATCAAAATATACATCATCTCGTGAATATATATGTTTTTGTAGATAATTAAAGAGATCAATTCTTTCTTTATTTAAAATTATCTTTCCTTGTTTCCACAAATTTATATATTCATCAACGTATTTATTACTAATCATAGGTAATCATCAGATGGCGTTTCTGTGTCTTCTTTCTCTTCGGGCAATAAATCCGATAATTGTTTGATTATTTTTTGATATGCAGCATCTCTAGCATTAAATAGTTTGGCTACTGGTCTTTCCCTTTCATATGGTGGCGCCTTTTCAGATTGAGTAAATAAATCATAGTCACCTTTTTCTTTTATGTCTTCCCACATGTAATCAAGCATTACACGTAGCCTTGCTGCTTGAATAATTAAACCATCAACTACTTTTAATTTATTGCTAGGTATGTCTTTATATAATACTTGCAGCCTTTCTTTTTCTTTAAGCACTAAGTTTTCATCAACTATAATCTCCATTTCATCACCTGCCTTAAAATGGTTATAAGAGGGGGGGTATACATGGATTTTTAAAATTATCGCGAAGTCGAGCCCCTCCCCGTTCCCCAAGTATTTTGATCGCTTTTGATTTTTTTGACCCGGGGGTATTTACCATTTTTCGTCTTTCCATTTATTTTCTTTTTTTATAAATCTCTTTTCTTTTTTGTTGTGACATTTAATACACAGTGTTTCTAAATTGTTTAAGTCATGAGCAAACTCCGGATGATGTTCTAGCGATAATATATGATCTACATCCAACGACTTACGCTTGCTTTTGTCATATGTCGTTAACTTGCCGTCTCTCTTACATTGTTGACATTCATAATTATCTCTTTCTAGCACTCTTTTTCTTGTTGTTTGCCATTCTTTAGACTTATAGAATCGTATGCGTTCGTCTTTAGTCATCATAATGTTTCACCTTATATAACTTAAGTAGTATCAAGACGCATCTATACTTGATGTGTAGTAATGTATTTACTATTAGTTTGAACATGTTCATACCTCATAAATAAAAAGACACATCACATAGTGATGCGCCTCTTGTTCATGCGTCGTATTAGCATTTAATAACTTTAAATATTAATCTGATACTAACATAATAAACTGTTTTAATGCGGACTTACATAGGGTAAAAGTCCGCTACACATAACCAATATACTTTGCTAACTTATCGATCAGTGCATTCCTTCTACGTAATATACTTGTCTTACTTGTACCAAAGTAATGTGCTATATCTTCCCATTCATAACAACCAATAGGACAATCCCAATATCTAAACCTTAATAACTCAAGCGTATCCTCATCACTTTCATCTATCAATCTATCTACACCGTTAACTATATTTCTTAATGTATTGTACCTGTTATCACTAAACTTCTTTATTGCACATCGTTCAATCGGGTTACCCGGCAAATTACTTTTGCCAGCTCCCGCATTATCTGGTTCATGACTTTCAAGTAATTCATATTCTCGCATCTTCAACTCTCTTCGATAGTTATCGATGTGCTGAATGTATTCTTCAAGCTTTTTGATATCGTGTTTCTCAATCTTTATCATTCAATGTAATACCTCCGATAATATAAATTACTTTTTAATATCGTTATTCATTCGCTTTAATTCAATCCTGTATTCTTTTAACCCGTTGTATCCTTTAGTTTTAACTACTTCATCAAGTAGATAATCATTCATATATCTGAGCGCTTGTATCTCCCTTGCACGATCACTATTAATACTGATACAAACTAATAGCAATATAGCAAATACAATAGTCATAGTAATCCACATCACTCACTTACCTCCGCTCGAAAGACGTAATCACTCGGCGCCTCTACATCATCATTAGCCGTCATCATAATATATACTTGCTCAGTTACATACTTACCTAACTCATACATCGCTAGTAAGAATAATAATCTTAGTATTTGCTTAATCATTTTTTATCTACCTTCTTTACTTCGTATAAGACCGGATATAAATTTAAAAAGTGTATTCTATATCCAATCGTCTTAACTTTTACTTTATCACCTACTTTTAACCTAGCTTGTATGTCTGCGCTATCAAACTTTCCTTTGAAGAATAAGTCTGAGTTTTCGATGACTTGTTTATCATCTAATACAATATAGAATTTGTCCTCTTTATCTTGTCTTTTGTTATATTTATCTGTAATTGTCCCTTGATGTACTTCTTTGTTTTGGTAACTAGCCACTGTATAGATAGGCAATGCGACAACAAGTAGCAATGCGGTTATACCGAATAATGACAGTATTCCAACAATAAAGATGTCGAACCCATCCATATTTTTAAGTTTTTTAATCATTTCCCACACTCCCTTATATTTTCAAACAACTGACCCACTTTAATAACTGCATCCCTTTTAACTTGTTTCTCGTACTTCTCTTTCGCTTCTTCTTTACTCTCTGCCTCAACAACTGTAAACCTTTGATTACTCTTAGCTTTAGTTATGTGTGTATGTTTACGTCCTGTTGAATCTTTGAATGTTGTGACTAAGTATTGTGTCATTCCTCATAGCTCCCTTGAACTTGTTTGAGCTTACTCATAAAAAACATTACTAAAAATGCTATTAAGATATGCGTCTTTTGATGTTTATAAGCAAATGTAGATATCATAAAGATAGTAGCAAGCATTAACATTTCATATATGTTTGTGTGTATAGTCTTTTTACTCTTAAGAAAAATAATTGCTATGCGATAAAAGAGATAAACGCCAAACCCTATTAAAAATATTTCTAACATGTCGCTCACTTCCCCAAAACCTCCTTGACTCGATCTAATATGTCTTTACACTCCGCTACTTCCGAAGCCTTTTGCTCCACGTTCTGAAACACTCTCGAATTCCTCCACTTGCTTTAGTTCAGGTGTCCATATAGGCACAATAACCAATTGAGCTAGTTTGTCGCCTTTGTTTATGACATAACTACCATTCATACATAAAATTTTATCTGTTACAGGTAGTCGGGCATACTTTCCATCTATCCCAGCAGGACTCCGACCAAAGTTACTCATATCCTCACTCTCTAACGTTTCATTATCATTCTTGATATTAATCCCTAAATTGCCGTGATATCCCGCGTCTATCTTGCCTGTTTCAATCACTAAATGCGTTTTACTACTTACACCACTACGGCTAGTTAATAGTCCGACATAGCCCTCTGGTATGCTTACAGCTACATCTGTTTTGATCACTGCCTTTTCTTGTGGCTCAAGTACGACAGTTTCAGCTGAGAATATGTCATAACCTGCATCCGTCTTATGATTTCGTTCTGGCATTCTAGCGTTTTCTGATAATAGCTTTACTTGTAGGATGTTAGTCATTTTCCTTGTCCTCCTCATCAATTCCAGCCAATTCATACATAACGCTCTCCATACTTTTATCTTTTAAATCTTCTGACACGAATACCTTTAAATCATGGAATTCTGTAATTATTGTTTTTTCGTCATGGTCGATGTAAATTTCTAGCGTACCATCAGCTAAATTAAAAATAGCTTTATCTTCATTTTCTTTGTATCCTTTTTCTTTTAATTTCTTCAAAGATTCATTAATTTTCATTTTCCTGTTCCTCCTCATATTCAAGCTCTCTTACTTCTCTCAAAACCTCTGACGCCCAGTCTTCTGGATACTCAACCCATTGCGCATTAATAGCTTCGCGAATTTCATCAAACGCTTGCGCTTTCTTATACACGTCTTCAATCTCTTTTAGCAATCCCTCTGTGTCATTGCCGTTATACGCGCTAGCACTGATAACTGATTGTTCGATTTGTTCGCGGTTATTCATTTGTGTCATCCTCCATTTGCCCTAAAAATTCGTAGAACTCATTTGTTCCGTCTAGTTTGTCCATTCGGCACAATATAACACTTAAGTTGATTTCAGCTCTTCTATATATAGCTACTTCCTTGTTCGCTCTGCTCTCAATCTGTAGTTCGCTAAGTCTAAAACGGTAAAATTCGTATCTTCCAAACAATTCATTTTTAAGCGTGCGCCACATGTTCTCCAGCTCTTCGTTACGCTCTCTTAACTTAGCTATATCCCCAATAAGCTCGTCACGTTGCTTCTTGTACTCATCACGTTGTTTTCTCATCTTCTTCAACCTAGCTTCCATTACGCCTATTTGGAATCCTGTTTCATAGTTCACTTTCATAACCTCCTCTAAAATAAAGTTAGTTGCTTCTGTTCCTCATATTCCAAACCCTGTTGCTTTATATATGTTTCAAGCTCTTCAGCTGTATCAAATGTCTTTTTCACGCCTTGCCAACCTGGTACGATATGCCCATGAAAGTAATAAGTGCCGTTTACTACATGAATATGTGCCACTCGTTCGTTATCCTGATACAGATATCTCTTAGATCCAAAGAATTGATTTAGGTATTCTTTGCGTGCGTTATCTGTCATGATCTACTTCTTAACTTTCACGAATATGTCGTTTTCCATCAGGTAGCACGCATAACGTCCTCTTGGATGTTTCTGTGGTACATTAAACAAATGTGGCTTCTTTCTTCTTAGCTCAGCCTCTTTCTTTCGCTTTCTTTCCAATTTGCGTTCGAGTCTAGCTTGTTCCAGTCTTTCTATTGTTTTCTTTTCTCTGTACTCGCTTAAACGCGTACCTTCTGGTGCGTCCATTGCTTCATGTAGTTCCCAACCGTCTTTTACTCTCTTAGAAACCATTCCAGCGGTTATACCGTGACTTTCTATTAATTCCATTTCAGATTTGGTAAACCTATATGGTTTATCATTTATTGTTACAATCCTTGCTTTTCTCGCCATTTTATCCACCTCTTATATTTCTTCTATTCGTATGATTATTTTGGGCTCAATTCCATAACGCTTTGAGCTAGTTATTTCTGTAATTTGGTTATCGTCTTTCCACAAATAATTGTTACAAGCGTCTAGAACTGTCTTCATCAAATTATCGATATCTGGTTTAGTTACTTTTAATTGTCCAATCGCTTGAGTTTTCTTTTTCTTCGACCATGATTTAGGTGGAGTAAAGTAAAACTCTAATTCAATTTTTAATGCATTTTCTAGATTTAGCTTTGGCATTTGATTTTGTAAATATTTTTTATGTTCTGTATATTTTGTAGGCATATATGTGTGTGCATATCTACCTTTTGTGCTAAAACGCGGTCGAGGCGAGCCCATCGGCGCATTAAACACTTCATTAAATTTAATTTCTATCTCCATGTAATCCCTCATATATATTCAAATAAGCTTGTTTGGTGTCCTAACTCCATTTGTTCATTATCAATAAGTGTTTTTAATTCATAATCATCTAAGTACCAACGTCGACCATTGAATTTTGTGTGTTTTAATCCAACAACTAAATGCCGTCCATCTTTAAAATGTGGTGTAACTGAAAACATTTTGTTGCCGTCATGATCAAATAGATAGTATTTATCAAATGCATCCATTTTCAATCACTCCCATTTGCTATTTAGACGCTTAATAAAAGCTTCTCTGTCTTTCTCAAGGTTTTCATCTACTTCCGGCGTTTTCGTTTCTCTCGTGCTGTCTGTGAGCCATTTGGGTGTTTTTTCTTTTGATTGTTTAACGAAAGGTTTATAATTTTGTTTTTTGCTTTCAAGTTGTTGCTTTTCAAATGCACGTACTTGTTCAATAGATTTCAAGTTTGCATTAAGCCATGTATTCAAAATGCTTTTAGCATATCCCCAAGTAACTTTGTTTCTGTCTTTAGCGATTTTAAGTGATGCGGTAACTATTTCATCTGAATCATTTTCAAATGAATCAAGATAATAATTTAAATCGTCTAAATTGTAAGAAGTTATGAAACCGAATCCGTTATCTTGGAAGAAGTCGAAGGCGGTTGTCTTCTTCTTCTCATTATTCACATTCTTTTCATTATTATCTTTATTATCATTATTGTTTGTGTTGGTTTGATGTTGTTTTGATGTTGGGTTGATGTTTGACTGATGTTGTTTTGATGTTGGTTTGATGTCGTTTTGATGTTGGTTCCTGCCCTGCTCACTTTGATAAAAGTCATAATTGACAATGGTTATAAGGGTATATTTTGATGTTGTTTTGACTTCTAACATTCCATCACTCTCGAGTAAGTCAAGGAAGGTTTTCACTTTAAATCGTGACCAGTTAAAAAGGTCAGACAAGGTCAAAATAGATGTTAATCTTTGTCCTCTTTCAACGGTTACAATTTGGTTTCCTATAGGCACTTTTGCCTTTGAATGATTCGCTTCCATGAGTAAATATATCCATGCTTCAAACTTTGAAAATGTTCTCTTTTCTTTAAATAGCCAATGATTTTGAATTGAGCGATCAATACTTATCCAACCAGTCATATACACACCTCACTTTCAAACCGGTTAAATTAGAATGGTAAATCATCATCATTTAGTTCAATCGGACCATTTGCATTCGCAAACGGATTATCTTTTACTGGTTTGTTATTTGAATATTGCGATTGTCCACGTGTTTGTTGTACTTGTTGTTGATATAAATCTTGTTGAGTGTCATTTGAGTTTTTCGGTTCTAAAAATTGAATACTATCAGCAATAACTTCCGTAACGTATACACGTTGACCTTCCTTATTTTCATAGTTCCGCGTTTGTAACCTACCATCTACGCCCGCCAACGATCCTTTAGATAGGTATTTATTAACGTTCTCTGCTTGTTTTTTAAATACGATGATATTAATAAAGTCTGCCTCGCGCTCGCCTTGTGCATTTGTAAATGTACGGTTAACTGCTAATGTGAATGATGCTACATTTACACCATTTTGAGTGGTTCTTAATTCTGGGTCTCTAGTTAAACGACCAACTAATATTGTTCTGTTTAGCATTTATAAACCTCCAAAATAAACGGGCGCGCCCGTCACTTTTTGTATTTCACTTTTAATGTATTTTGCATTTGAATTTTGACTACTTAAATGAATTAAATGTATTTCTTCGAGTCTAGTTAAATCATTTGCTTTTAACATTCCGATAGCATGTTCTAAGCTAAAATGAGACTCCATAATTCTGTTTGCTAATGTGCTGTGCACACTGCCGTTTTTTATGTTTTCTTGCATTTGTTCATAGATATAATTAACTTCTAGCATCATGTGCGTAATGCCATTAAATTTGTATTTCAAATACTTTGTATCAGTAACATACAGAACCTTATAACCTAGTGTGCTTTGTAATAAGAAAGCCACAGGCTCGTTAGCATCATGTTCGATGTCAAACGGTAGAATTGACCATGTACCTATTCGCAGCTCTTGCTTTGCCTTAATCGTGCATAAGCGATGACTTTCAAAATTCATAGCTTGTTGTGTTCCAGCAGTCATATAGCTGATTACACCATTGTCGACAAACTGCTTTGTATACTTTGCATGATCACCATGTTCGTGTGTGATAAGACACCCTGCTATATGTCTTGTTTTATATTTGAAATGCTTTTGAACACGTTCAAATTTTATACCTGCCTCAAGTAGTAACGTAGTACGTCCATCATTTAAGACGTAGCAGTTACCACTTGAACCAGTTGCTATTGTTTCAATTAAAATGGCTCTTCTTCGCTTTCTTTTTCTGTTGCAGGTTCTTTTATTTCTTCAAAGTCAGATACATCAATAGGCTTATCATTTTCTAATTCTGTGTATTGTGCTTCTTCAAGAACTGGTTGTTCAAAGTCCAATTGTTCTTGATTTGCATTTTCTTCAACTTCTGCGTCCAACACTTCTTTGCGTTGACGTTGTTCGGATTCTTGTGCGTATTTGAAAAGATTGCTATCTGTTGATGTGTTGATATAACGTTTAGCAGCTCTATTGATAACTGTTTTTTTAGCCATTTCTTCTTTGAAATTATTATGTGTTTTAGAATTTTGTAATGCTTTTTCATCTTTAATCATTGATGACTGCATCCATGCTTGTTTAATTTGTTCAATAGTCATGACTTCAATATAGTTATCTCGTCCATCATTAAATACGATTGTGCAGTACGCACCGATAATGTTTTCTTTGTCGATGTTAAAGAAGTCTTGTTCGTGTTTAATCGCTTTGATACGTCCTGTTTCTCCCATTTCTTGCTTGAATGTATCGCCTTTATAAATCACTTGAGCAACAACATCTTGAGCACCTGCATCACGTTTTAACATCATTACATTACCGTGATAGCTACGTTGTAACTGCATTTTGTTGCCGTAAGGAATAAAGTAGCATTGATTTTTAGCTGGATTTAAACCTTGCGTTACCATGTCTAATAAGGCATTTGCTTTGCTTGTATCGTTACAACTCATTAATTTGTTATCTTGGCTGATTTGTAACCATGCTTGTTTCATGGCATTACTTGGTGAATAATCATTTGGCAATTCCAAATTGCCTTGTGACTCTAAAACTCTCACTTTGTTTAATACGTTGTCAGATACGTTCTTTTCTTGTACTAATTGTTGTTCAATAGTTTGTAATTTATTATTTTCAGTCATTTTATATAGTCTCCATTCTTAATTTTTTATCTTGTTCATTTACTATCAATTGAATTTGTTGTGATTCTGTTTTGATAAGCTCTGTTACTGATTCAGCATTATCAATAAATATTGGCGCTGTAACTTTAAAATGTTTTGACAGTGTATTGATGATATCTAAGCCAACATTAATTCTTGAGGCGTTATTTAAACCGCTGTCGTATTCGACGCCGTTAACCGTTGTGGAACATGTTTCTTCTAATTCGCCGTTAACTAAGGTATTGAATAGCTTAAATTCAGCAATTTCAAATTCATTATTGATGTTTTCAGTAAGCATTTTGACTTTTGTTGTTGTAAATTCTTTTAAGATATAAAGGTCATGTGAATACTTTTCTTTTTCATCCAATAATCTGTCTTCTTCATTTCTTAATTCAGAAATAACATCATCTAGATGTTTATTTGATTTTTCGATTGATCTTGACACTTCAATTTCTGATTTTTCTTGAGTAAGTTCGCTTATTTTGTCATCTATTCCTGAAACTTTATCTTGAATAGTTTTCCTGATGTTAGAGCGTTTTTGATTAATCTCATTTATCTCTAACATTACTGCTTTGTATTCGTCAGTTTGCGTAACGTCAACGTGAGTTGTTTTCAACTTATTAATTTTGTTTTGTATTCTTGCTGAACGCTCTTCTGCTTCGTTGATTTTAATTTGAAGATTATTATTGTCATCCTCTAACTTCTCGATGATTAGCTTTATTTTCTTGCCTTCTGAAATAATGTGATTGATAGATGTTTGTATTGTTTCTAATTCTTTCGATTTGCTAGCATTGAATTTCTGCAATGCTTTTTCTCTTGCCATATCCACTTGTTCAACTGGTAACTTTTGACCACAACAACTACATACATTGTCATCAAGATATTCAAATTTTTGATTTTTAGCTTTTTCTAAATCACTTTTTAATCCTTTATGATTTTCTAATAATTGATTACGTCTATTTTCTTCATGCGTGATTTGTTGTTTGTTTTGCTTTAATCTCGTTTTAAGGTTTGCTACCGTTCCATTTTCAACGTGTAATTCATTTGTTAAAGCATGGATTTTGTTCTCATTACTTGCGCTGTTATTGTCTTCTATGCGTTTCAATTCTGATTGTTTATCAGCTAATTGATTACGTAAATTAATTTCTTCCTTACCGTTTTGAATATCTATACGCTCATTTTCAAGTTGCTCAATTTCTTGTTTGATAATTGCGTATCTATCATTATCGAATTCTGGTACATCCTGCTTATTTTGTTGTGTTTGGTTAATACGTATCGGAATATCTTTGATATCTTTGTTAATCTGTTTTATCTTGTCCGTAAGAATCTTTTTCTTTGTTTCAATTTCATGATCTCCAAGAATATTATTTAGTTCTTTAAAATCATCATTTGTTTTAATGACATCCTCATCATTGATTGGTTTAGCAATTTCAAACAACAAACTTCTTCGCTTCTTCCAATCTAGTAAGTTAAATGCTTGAGGGTTCGTAATTAACTTGAATACATCTTCATCAATAAGTTCATCAATACGAGCTTTATAATCCTTTACTTTTATTGATTCATCATTGATATATTGTTTCTTCGTTCGACTTCGTGAGTATTCCTTGCGATTCGTCTTTTGATTTATTGTGTATTTAGGATGTGACTCTTTTTTAAAAGTCGTAATTTTTCCGTCGATTTCAAATTCTGCGAAAACAGTCGGAATTAACTCATAATTTTCTTCGTTTTTTTCGTTTAAAGGTACAGGGTTAAATGATTTGGTTGAACCGTCCAAACCTTTATCGAAAAGCAACCATTGTAATGCGGTTGCTGTTGTAGTCTTACCAGTCGCATTATTGCCGTATATTTTTGCATCTTTACCGTCAAAATTAAATTTTTCTTCTTTGATTCCGGCAAAGTTCGATATTGTTAATTTATTTATTTTCATATCCTTCCTCATGCTCCTTTTTTAATCTTCCGATGACCTCTTAGTACCTCGATAATTAAATTTTTTATTCGTTCATGGCTGTCTGGATTGATTTCATGTATCTGCACAAGCTTATTGTTTGTTTTGTAACTGTCGTGATAGTGCAAGAAATTAATCGATAAGTATCCGTGATGATTACGTTCAATTTCCAATAATGCTCGTTGGTTTGACAAAGTATATTCGTCGAATAACGTCTTAAAAATATTCAATATATTTCTTTCTGTATCTCTCATGCTTATACCTACCATTTCATGACTAAGTTCATTAGTTTGTCCTGTTCATCTGTGTTATTTTCAATCCATTCATAAACACTTTGTTTCAAAATATCTAAAGCTGTGTATAGATCGTTCTCATCAGAAACTAGTAACCCGTCAATTGAATTTCCTTCATGGTCTAGAACAACCATTTCGACGCTATACGCTCGTTTCTTAACTCTTAATTGAAAATCAAAGCCATCTACATTAATTATTTTTCGACATACGTCACCCGTTTTGTAATACATTGTTCTCGTCCTCCTTGTCATTATCTATAGCTAGAATTTTTAACGCATTTTGATAACATCAGCGATATCTCGGTAAACAGCTCTACGTTTCAATAAATTAGCAATATCAACAACATTCCCAATCACACAATGTGACGACGGTGTAAAATCTCCGTTGCTAATCCCTACATTTGAAAAAAGTAAAACGTCAAATTCAGTTTCTTCATCGATTTCGCTCGCTAAATCAAACAATTCTGCATTCTTTTCAGCCAATAAACCCCTTAATTCGTCTTGAGTCATATCTTTATAATTTTTAGTCATGGTTGACTTCCTCCTTGTTTCGTTTTATATTGAAAATGAATTAATTTTGTTAATCGTTTGTCACTGTTACTTGTTGACGCAAGTAGCAGTTTTTTTATTCTTCATAAAAGTATTCTTTGTAGTATATGAATGTTCCAATGCTTGCGAATCCTGCAATTGACCACGCTGTAGTGAAGTACAGCAATGGCATAAGCACAATCGCTAAGACTGTGAAACATAGCACTGCTAATAGGTAGCTTTTATATGTGTCGCTCATTTTATTCTCTCCTTATATATTTCATTGAAATGCTCATCGACGAATTTATTCATCTTTCTTGCGTTAAATCTCCAGCGATTAAAACTCTCATCTGGGTAATGCACAATTCCTTGCGCTCTTAGTTCTTTTTCAAATCTAGGATGAAATAGTAATCTGTCCTTGATAGTCTCATCAGATGCAATTTTTAATTTCTTCTTTAAGTCACTCATGTTCCATACAGGGTCTAATGAATAACCAATTAGCTCATCATATTCATCTTTTGTGATAAGTACATGTGTTTCAGGTATTGGAACTGTTACGTTTAAAATGTGTGGCATTTCTATCTTTCCTTTCGTGTATAATGTTGTTATCTCCTAGTGAAAGGAGGTGATAAGTATGCATAAGAGATTGCTCACTCAATATTTAGATAAAGAAATCGTTACTTCTTTAGATTTACATTTAATTAATGGTGAAGTTATTAAAGTACAAGAACATATGAAAGATGCTGAAAGCAAAACTCTACACATCATTTATCCAAAAGATAGAGTTGTCAGTTTAGATCATGTTTTGTATTTCGACATTAACGTTAAAGGTGAAAAGAATAACGATAGTCCTTATCCATCTTAAAATCCATAGTGCTTATAGTTATTTGCTATTTGTTGACAGTTATCACTGGCAAGTCCTACCTTGTCAGCTTGGTAACTGTATTGATTATTTACTTCATTTACTAATCGATTCCATTCGTCTCTTGGTATATCTTCAAGAAGTAAGAGAATCATCTTTAATTTTTCTTCGTTCATTTGTTATTCCTCCTTTTAAGATGTTTGTTTTTCTCCTAAAAACTTATTAACAAAGTATTGTTGTCCTTTGCCTGTTACTTTTGGCGTCTTACTAATTGATGTGTGACCGTCCGAATGTGTGATTGATGTTTCTTTAATTTCGAATAACTCACGTTCCATTGAATACTGTGTAGGCATGTTATAATCCACACCCTTGCGTTTAATAAGGAATCCGTTTTGACGTAACCACTCAAACAATCTGCGTTGCCCGATGTTTACACCGTTTTGTTTAATGATCTTTGCTAACTCTCCAACTAAAATTGATGTCTTAGTAGTAGCTACTGCATCTGCAAATACAATTTTTGGTTTATCACGTTCAATCTTTGTTTCTAATTGATTGATTGTGTTGTTAGCAATTTTTAAAGCACGTTGCATAATCATTTCTGGGCTGTTCCATGCTTTTTCAACTTGGATGAAGTATTGTCTTGCACGTTTACCAGGTTCACTACGTTGAATCATTGCGATTTCTTTTGCAGTGTCTAGTGTGAGTGCGTGGTCAATATAGTGTGTCATATTGCCTTGAGCTGTTGCTCTTTTTTGAGCGATAGCTGTGTAATCTGTATTTTCTTCAAATCCGTATTTAAGCATTCTTGGAAACCAATCTTTATATGCTGTCTTAACTTCTAATGCTTGATGAAGTTCTCGACCGCTGATTGCGATTTCTCCATTTTCTTTTTCTTGAATATTGAACATTTCTCCGATGTTCGAATTTGTTTGTAATGCTTGCATATTGTTTATGCTCCTTTCTGCTATACTCCTATTAAGGAGGTGAATGACTTATGACTAATGAAGCTAAATTTGTCCTTTTACAACTTTATTCAATTTACCTTGATAGAATTGACGAAGGTATGTCTAAACGTTCTGCATCTTATTTCGGTAGTGATGAATCCTCATTTAACGCTTTCTTTTTAGATTTTAATTTTGAAGACTATATCGATGCAGTTCTTGAATTAAAGCATAGAGATTTTGTAATTGCTTCTGCTGAAGATGGCGGTTTTCTTGAGATGGCTCTTTCTCGAGAAGGTATCGCCTACTCAGAATCAGAATCCAAAAAAGATTACAAAACACTTATGGATTTAATTAGAGATTTGAAAAAATTAATAATCTAAAATCCAATCATCTGCTATTAAATCGTCTGCGCTAGGCTGCCACCTTCCGGCGGCGGTTTGTCTTTTTTTCTTATAGTGTCTAGATACGACTAGGCATTGATAACGCTGCAAATTAGTTGGTAATATCCCATACACATCTTGATTCTCTCTCCTTATACTTATTCCTTTCTCCATCGCTAGCTTCGTTGCTTCTTGAATGTTCATTTGTTATTCCTCCTATTAAGATGTTTGTTTTTCTTTAAATGCTAAAATAATTGATTTCTTTTTATCATTCGTAAATACGAAATTTTCGTATTCATTACCTAAAAAAATATCATCATATTTAACATTAAAAGCACTCATATACTTAGAAAGTAAACTATCTTTAATGTTTGTAGAGTCTTTTTCCATATTTTGAATTGTACGTGATGAGACCTTAAATAAATCTCCTAACTCTTTTTGAGTCAATCCGTAATCAGTCCTCAACTCTTTTAATGTTTTCATGTTGTCACCGCCTTTCGTAAACCTAATATAATACGAAATTTTCGTATTGTCAACATTAAATACGTTTTTTTCGTAAAAAAACTTTACTATGATATGAAAATTTCGTATAATAAGAAAAAAGGAGGTAAGTAATATGAACAAAGAAAGAAATATTATTATAGCCAAAAACATTAGAAAATTTCTCAACGATTCAAATATGTCTCAAAAGAAACTTGCTGAACTCATTAACATAAAACCATCTACTTTAAGCGATTATTTAAATTTACGTTCCAACCCCTCTCACGGCGTTATACAAAGGATAGCTGATGTTTTCGAGGTTGGTAAAAGCGACATAGATACTACATACAAAGACGATAACGACATCACTTCCATATACAACAAACTCACACCTCCCCGCCAAGAAAACGTACTTAACTATGCAAATGAACAATTGGAAGAACAGAATTCTAAAGGAGATAACGTTGTAGATATTAATTCATATAAACAGGAGAAAACTCCAGTTAACGTCAATGGTTGCGTCTCTGCTGGTGTAGGAGAACGTTTACACGATGAAACGCTATTTACTGAAATGGTTAAAGGACCTATCCCCACACACGATTTAGCGTTAAAAGTAAATGGTGATTCTATGGAACCTATGTTTAAAGATGGCGAAATCATATTTGTGGAGAAAACTCACAATATAAAGAATGGACAAATTGGTATATTCATCATTGAAGAAGAAGCGTACGTTAAGAAAGTCTTTGTTGAAGATGATAGATTGACTCTAGTTTCACTAAATAAAGATTACGACGATCTACACTTTTATAGAAATGAAAGTGTGAGGTTAATTGGAAAAGTTATTTTATAAAAGGAGCACTTGCAAATGAAAAAATATGATATTGCAGTCTTAGACTTTGAAACTATGAATGAACATATGAACAGCCCTTGCGAAGTTGCTGTATCTTTAATTAAGGATTTATCAATAGTAAAAGTTTATTCATCTTATATTAATCCTCCTAATAATAGATATAACTTGAAAAACGCTAAAATACATAAAATACCTGAAGATGTCATATTAAAAGCACCTAAATATCCAGATATTTACCAAGAAATTCTCTATCTTTTAAAAGAATCACATTTAATTATTGCTCATAATGCACTTTTTGATATTTCAGTATTAAAAAATACTAATAATTATTATGACTTACCTGTTCCAAACTTCATGTATGTCGATAGTATAAATATCTTTAGAAGCTTCCACGCAATCTCTAGTTTTAAATTAGAAAATTTGTGTAGCTTATATGATATCGATAAAGAAAAATTACATTCTGCTAAATTTGACGTGCTAGCTTTATCGAAGATGTTGATATCACTCGCTAAAAACAATCAGCATTATAGTGTATTAAAATTAATACATTATATGCCTAAGCAATACATTAGATTTAGCAAATATTCTAACTCTCCAACTAAACTTTTCGATTCAGGATTTCAAAAAATTCATATGAAAATATCTGAGATTAATAAAATAGAAGTGGAAAGTGTAATCCCTATTTTAAAAGATAAAAATGTTGTTTTTACAGGTAATTTTGACACTGAAAAACAAGATTTAATGATATTAACTAGAAAGAAAGGAGCTTATATCAGAAGTGACGTAACTGCAAAAACAGATATTTTAGTCGAAGGTGTTCAAGATGATAAATATAAAGATGTGAACGGACTAGTTTCAAAACAACGAAAAGCTCGAGAATATGTTGGAAATGGTGCAAAAATTCAATTTTTAAATGAAGAAGACTTAATAAATTTAATAAAGGAATAATAACGATGATCAAAAAAATTTTTACAAAAAAGCATGTATTCTTAGTTATAGAAGATGAAAACCATAATCACAGTGATGCTGTTTTTGGAAAAAGTATATTACTTTCAATTTACGTCGGTGTGAATAAAAAGACTAATTCTAAATCAGGGAAATTTATATACCTTGACAGATCTAAAAGAATCGTTAGACAATCTGATATCACCAAAATAGAATCAGCTAACGAAAATGATGTAGATTTTTATAATTTACTGAAGAAAGAAAAGGAAATTGTTTATTCCAAAAATATAGTAGATAAATACAATTTAGCGAACTATATAATTTACTACGAAGTTAGTACTAAAGAATAAACCAATCCATTATTTCATAATACTAACCTTAAATTTACAGAGGTTTTAATTATGAAACATGAAAAAAGCAATCTTAACTTTAAGTCTTATATTTATTACCTACTACCTCACTTTTAAATATATGTGGATTAAAGAATTGAAGTATTAATTATGCTTATTTAAAAAAGACGTCTATTTCAGCAGTGTTTGAAAGGAAGTTTATAATGAAAATAACTAAT